ACACAACTGACAATGATGGTGCGAATTATCGATTTCAAATAGGTATTAAAAAACTATCAAGATATAAGTTTGAAAAGAAACCACGTTTTTTTTATGATGGAAACGAGCAGAATGCAACTGTGTTTCGTTCTTCATTGAATAACTTTGAATACCTTCTTGAATATGAGAAAATAAAAGACAGGGGTTTAGAATTTGATAACCATAAAATATGGCTTAGATACTTAGGAGAAAACACAAGCACAAAAATAGAATCATCAAGCAATGGCTATATTGATCTTAGTTATAAATCCTTAGACATACGCTTTAAACGTGATTTTAAGCACTTTAGAGCATCTTTAGGCTCTGTTCTAAGGTATCATCCCATTTATGGTGTAAATGCCTTTAAAATTGATTTTTCTAATTATAACGATTTTCCAATAACGATTGAGCAATTAGGATATTATTCAGAAGCGTCATTTATAGACAACAATAACAATGGTGTGATGGACAGATGGGAACAAGCACAAACATTATGGTTAAACGCTGATGGCGATACTGTTGCAAGTTCTACACAACAAATGGAAAACATATATGGAGATTTAGTTACAGATTACAATAGACAATGGATAAATGAACAAGGAAATCAACATACACTTTCTGGTGTTGTCGGTTTGTCTTATTATCTAAATAAAGACACATTCTTTTTATTGGCTTATGGTAACTATTTTTTCGTAAATAAAAAGCTGACCGAATATGGGTCAGACACTAATGACTATGACTTTGGATTGATAGGGAATTTGAAGCTAACCAAAGCATTGTCGTTATATTCTCAATTAGAATACTTAAACTATTTTGATAGAGAAAACTATACAATTAACTTAGGAATTAATTTAATAATTATATAATATGGAAATTTTAAATACAATCATAAACACACTAAAAGCAGCATTTGGATCAAAGAAGTTTTTTTATGCAATAGGAACTTTGTTTATATTGTTCTTTAGCGATTCAATAGGAATCAATGACCAAGAAATAAACAATGTAGTATTAATCGCAATAGCTTTACTTGTTAGTCAAGGTTTTGCAGACAGAAAAACTTGTAACAAATGAACCTAAATCAGTCGTCAGAATTTACGCTTGACTTAAAGACTATCGGTCTAATCGTTGCGATGGTTGTTTCGGTATCTGGAACATATTTTACTTTGAAAGCTGATATTGATGCTAACAAAAAAGCATTAGAAAAAGGCAATTGGGTTTCAGCAACAGAATATGAATTGAAGGATGAATTGGTTAGAACAACAATAATGTCTAATAGTAAAAAATTAGATGCAATAGAAAGTAAATTAAATACTATTGACAACCGACTTTATAACCTTAACAAATGAAGTATCTATACTACATACTATTAGCGTTGGTCTTTTTCTTTTATGGTATTTGTTGTAGTCAAGTTTCTGTAGTTCACTTTAATAGTGAATGGAATGCAGACAACAATTTTGATATAACAGTTTTAAAAGACTGTAAAAAATCAGATGTTGTTATCTGTGACAATCCAGAATTACAGGAAAAGCACAAGATCAAGTCTGTGCCTACAATCATTGTATTCGATGAAGAACAAGAAGTTGTTAGATTTGAAGGCAATATTATGATGCAACTTGAAGCAACAAAAAACGATATACAAGAAGAGATTAAAAAGATTTATTTAGCTAAATTTGAATGAGATTATCTAAAAACTTTACGTTAAAAGAGCTAACATATTCATCTACTGCGTTAAGGCGTGGAATAGATAACGAACCTTCTAAGGAAGGAATATATAAATTGACCTTATTAGCCACCGAGCTTTTACAACCCCTTCGGGAACGTTTAGGGGCGTTAAGAGTTACGAGTGGCTATAGGTCACCAGAACTAAACAAAGCTATTGGTGGAAGTTTTAAAATAGATGAAAACGGAAACTACATTCCAAAATCACAACATTGCAGATACGAAGCTGTTGATCTTCAATTTGTTAGACGTGGTAAAATGGACAACCTAGCAATCTACAATACACTCATAGAATTAGACTTAGACTATGACCAATGTATTTTGGAATTTGGCGATGCTACTCAATATATTGACCCTAACAATCCTGCTTGGATTCATTTAAGTTGGAAGATAAGCGACAATAGAAGACAAACTTTAGTTGCTTACAAAGATGAAAACAACAAAACTAAATACAGACCTAAAATTAAATATAATTCTTTATGAAAATATTAAAAAAACTTTTTGGTAATCTAAATTTAGATATAAACTCTTTGGTTGATGATGTCGTTACTACGGATGAAGAAAGAAAGTCTTTAAAAATAAAACTAAAGCAGGTTATATTAGATGCTGAAAGTTCAGCACAAGAACAGATAACAAGAAGATGGGAATCAGACAACAAAGCGGGTTGGTTACCTGCAAACATAAGACCACTAACATTAGCATTTTTAATAATATCAACAGTCTTGTTGGTGTTTATAGATAGTGGAACAATCAATTTTAACGTAGAAGAAAGGTGGGTATCCCTCTTAGAAATAACTCTACTTACAACAGTAGGTGCTTATTTTGGAAGTCGTGGATTTGAAAAGATAAAGAAAAAATAATTTGAGTTTTTATAGACCTAGAATATCACGCACAGAATGGGATTTAATAAAAGAATATAGAGATAATGATAACACCACAGCTAATAACATTCTGGTTATTGGCGATTTGCACGAACCTTTTTGCTTAGACAAATAT